ATTGTGAACCTATTTCTAAAGCTAATGCTGTAAATTCATTTTTTGCTAATTGTATTTGATTTTTTGTACTTTCTACAGCTTTATCAAATTCTTCTTGAGTAGATGTTGCATTTTCAAATTGTCCTGTTGCAGCTTCAATTAATTTATTCATCCCAGGAATATCATTAGATAATTTGTTTATTGCACTTGCCCCAACAGTTCCAAATAAATCAATAGCAGTTTTTTGTCTAGTTATTGGATCTTCTATTTTATTAAGATTACCTATAAGTGATATTATTGCACCATTAGCATCTTTTCTTAATGCATCTGAAAAACCAGGCATAAATTGTTCTACTTCATCTATTTTTTTAACAACTGTGTCAAATGCACTTCTTAATTTGGTTCCTGCTCGTTCCGCTGGTTCACCCGCATTAATTAAAGCGGCGGTTAATCCAGAAACAACATCTGTACTTAATCCTAATGTCTTTGCTGAGCCAGCTACTCTAACCATAGCACTTACTATTTCACTAGAACTAGCGGCACTAATATTAGATAATTCATTAATTGCCGAGGATAATTTATCCGCTTCTTCTATGGGTAAACCCATAGCATTAGAAATCTTTGCCAAAGCTAATGCAGCACTTTCAGCTGTTAATTCTGTAGCAATAGACATTTTAGAAACAACAACAGTAAAATCTCTTATTTTATTCCTACCCGTTATACCCAATTGACCAGCCACTTCACCAACTTTAGCAAGTTCTTCGGCACTTAAAGGAATTTCTTTTGATAATTCAATAAAATCTTTTCTTAATACTTCAATTTCATCATTGGCTAAACCTGTTGTTTTTGCAACACCAACCATTGCAGTTTCTAAATCTATAGTTTCATTTATAGCTTTACCAAATGCTACAGCAATTCCCACTCCCACAGCCGCTGCACCAAGTGCTGCTTTCTGAAACTTAGCTATAGAAAAACTCGCTTCACTAAAAGTCTTACTAAACATATCTTTTGCTTTTATTACTATTGCTATTGATGTTTCTCCTATTCCGAATACCATTATCTTTTTTTTGACCTCCTAAGTGCTTTTTTGTTTTCCGCCTCTAATCTTTTAAGATGTTTAATAACCTCCATGAAATCTTTTAAACTTAAACTCCTAACCTCATCTAATGTCCATTTAAAATGATCACATATAGTTATTTCTGTTCTTATTTGACTAGAGGATTCCGAAAATCTTCTAAGCCATTAATTTCGTTGATGGCTTTCTGTATTTGAATTCCAGATTTTAAACCTAATTCGTTATATTCTTCTTCAGTGATACCTGTAGACAAAAGAATCATCTTTTTTGCAGCTTCTTCTTTTGAAACATCTCCAAGCGAAGCTAAGTCTTTATACTTAATTTCTTTCACTAAGTAAGTTTTTCCATCAACATCTATTTGTTTTTCCATTTTACCCCCGTTTATTTAATTGAATTAAACCCCACTTAATGGTAAAAGGATATGTGTTGTATGTTCTTTTGCTGTTATTTTTTCAGGCACAATTTCTAATGTTGATTCCGTTACTCCCTCTGCTTCACTTGGATTGTCCATACTTGTTATGTGACATCCAGACAAAGTAAAGATTGCATGTTGACTTCCAGTTGCGGTTACATCTCTATCAAAATCTAATACTGTATTAAATGAACTTGTAGATTTGTAAAACTCATTATACCAAATTGCTGCGGTTGTACTATCTAAATCTAAATTAACACTCAAAATATAGTCTCTATTTCCTGGATAAGGAATACTTATATCTCTTGTTCCATCCAAGTAATGTGGACCTTCAATATTCTGATTGATTTCTAAAGTTACTTCTTTTGCAGTTATATCACTTCCAGCCATTGTTAGAGTTACATCCCCAAATGCATACGGAGTATTTGTTTTCTCTGTAACACTTGTTGTTGTTCCACTTGAAAAAGTTAATGTTTGACCAATGTAATCAACTTCAGTAATAACAACTTCACTTGAACTTGCTGTTATTCTTACTGCATTTGGTACACAACCATCTATTTTTCTTACAAAGTTTCTTCCAGTTCCTGGCGATTGCTTTGAATCTTCAATAGTGAAACTCATTGGTGGATTAAATGAACCACTGGTAAATGCATTTTGTTGTAAATTCATTCCAATCTCACTAGCATCATATTCCATTATATTTGTTCCACTTGTTGTTTCACAAACTGATCCAACTGACCAAAGTGGTAATCTAAAATCTTGTGATCTTATATTCAAAGTTCCTGTTACATCTCTTACTCCTTCATCCATTGTGTCTAAACTTCTAGTAGATGTTCCTAAATATCTTGATGGTATCTTATTTTCTACATCATCTATTGAATTAGATGTTACTTGTCCTAACCAAAAAGAACTACCTGTCATTGGTTCTGCGTATGTTCCACTTTCGTAAATACCCAACACCTTGTTTTGTCCTGCGCTAAATCTTCCCATATTTTACCTCCATTTTATTTAATTATGTGAAATTATAAAGTCTATAATAGAATTCCATAACTTTTGATTTAATTGCTTGATCCCCTTCTTCATTAATTTCTAATGCACTAGTCATATTAAAATCATTCATATTATTTGCTATTGTACCAGTAGAAGTAGTAAATTGAATTCCTCTCAATCCATTAAAAACATCGGTAAATAAAGTATCTCTTTCTTTAGTATTTCTGGCCCATATTCTTATCTCTAAAGTAATTTGCATATCCATAGCAGTTGATTGCATGCCCGTTCTACTTGCTTCAAAATTAGTCGCTTTTATGGTAATGAGTGGATATTCAACGGCTCTAGAAGGATAAGAGGTCATAACAAACTTAGATTTAGCCCCTCTTATTGATGATTTTGGATCAGTGATTTTACTAGTTAAGTAATTTTTTATATAATATAAAATATCTGCTACGAACGTTGTTTGTGATACCATCGCTTTGGTTTTCCTTGTCTCTCGCTTGAGACAATATAATTAACTTATTTTTGTTTAAATAATGTGATTAAAATTGGATATACTATATTTTTTTAACTTCATCATGGATAATTTTAGCAATTTTCTGCTTATTTCGGTTTTTAGAGTTATTAAAATGTCTTCTGGCATTGATTCTACTTGTACCATACTCTAAAAACTCTGCATAAGAAACATCAGAATATATGACCGCACTATCTGAAAATGACTTAAAAGTAACACTTCTTAGAAAATTACCTGTATCTACACTAGTTGGTTCCGCTCTTTGACCAGCTATACTACTCTTTACCTCTTTATCCATATGAGTTCCAGCTTTCACCATTGCTTTATTAATCATTAAATGAGTTTTTACATTTTTTAAATTAAGAAAAGTCTTTGCTTTTTGAACTCCTTCAATTGTTATTTTTACGCTCATTTTTCTTTACAAATAAAAAGTTACTATATAAATCTTATTCTTCACCGAGATACGAACCTGTTCCAGTTAGTCTTCTAAAGTATGCTTTTCTATAAATGTTTATTCCAGCCACTTCTTGTTTTTTAACTCCTAAAGGTATTGGTTTATACTCAATAACAGGAGGACTTCCTATACCTACTCTAATAACATAACTTCCCATGTCTGTAAAAGTTACTGATCCTGAAACAAATAGCTTAATATCTCCATCAATTAATTTACCTTGTTCCATTAAAATTGATTCAGATGAACCAAAAGAACCTTTAATAGGTAAAACAATCCCACTTGTCCATGTTTCAAAATTAGCACCACTGGTTAATGTGACATCATCATCCCATATAGAACCAATTGAAACTTGAAATCTCCGAATACACATCTGCTTGCCTGCTTTATCTAAAAGTTTTTGAAATCCTGCTTGAAGTTTACTTGATGTAGACATAATTATACTAAGGTTTGCTTGTAATTAAAATTTCTACCTAGTGATTTAAGATAACTATCCGCCATTTGTCTGTATGCATTTGAAGAATCATTACTAAATCCACCTCCAACACTCAGATCATCTAGTTTTAAATTCCCAGTGTTTTCCTGTGCATTTACAAAGTCAATTGTATCCGCCTTTGCTAATTGGACAATTGGTGGTTGAAATTTATCACTTATAGAATTAGAACCAATTATTTCACCAGTATAATTAGCCACATGTTGTCTGGCCATGTCAACTATCTCAATCATATTACCAGATATACCCACGGGCACACTTAAACTTTCAATTATATGGATGGTAATACTACCAATTGTACTTAAACTCATTTTAAGCTGTTACAGTATTTTGTAAATACCCTTCACTTGTACAAATTAAAGGTAAATAAGTATCCGCTGTTCCACTCTGAAGTCCACAAAGAATAACTCCTATTGCTGTTTGACTCCCTGTATTTCCAAAAGGGGTACCACTTATTGCAATAAATTTATTAGACTCATCGTCTCTAAGACTTTGAACTACCATTTTGATTTATGCAAGTGCTGTCCAATCGCTTCCTCCAGTTGTGTTTGCTTTGTATAATTCTCCATTTACGGTATCAAAAGCAATTCCACTTACAATTGGGCTAGTTACTATTCCATCTGGATTTCCAGTTACAACTATAATTTCTCCAATTCCTAGTTCTCCACCCACATTACCTGTAAGGTTGTGAACCATTCCTTGTGTTAATCCTTGTACTGTACTTCCTGTTGTTGCTACTGCCATGTTTTGTCCTCCATTATTATTTGGGATTTAATGTCTCCCTTGACATGAAAATAAATAAAAATAAAAATAAAAATTAATTAATCCTACGAAGTTGTTATTTTACTAATCGCTTTTGATCTAAGTAAGTTAACTGAAATTCTGTTTGTTATAGCTGCTCCTTGCATATCATAACTAGGCATATCATAATTCTCCACAGTTATATCTCTCTTGATTGCAATACAAAATGCTTCTTTCCTATCTAAAACATAAGCATATAGCTTATATGTTCCAGGTGTAGGGGATGCATTATCTGAAAACAAAGTTACTTTCAAACCATATATATTTCCTTTAAATCCAGTACTTAACATTTCTGTATCACCAGCTCTATGAGCTTCAACAAATGTGTCTATGTTTCTTAAATCATTAAGAACTTCTGTACCAATTAAAAGATCAGTTGGTTGATAGTCATTATCTTCTAAATCCTGCATACTCTCAGTGATATTTGCTATTGTTATAGCAGCTCCACCAGCAGTTGTTGCATTTGCTCCATCAAGTGCAGTTAAAATCAACTCAGTTTCTTTTTCAGCAAAACGTCTTCCTACAGCCGCTAAATTCCTTTCCAACATTGGAAATTGAGCATCCTCAATCATTTCCCTAGTAATTCTTACCGCAACACCATACTTTGCAGGTGTTACTGTAACAGTTTCTATTCCAATATTATCTAGTGGAATCTCTGCTCCTTCTCCTACCTTTCTTATATCTAATGTGTTAGCTTCTTCTAAATTAATAGTTGTTGAATAACCCTGAAATTGATTAGGGGTTATAATAAAAGCCGCTAATTCCCTTGGCAATAATGCTTTATTTACCTCTGGAATAAGCCTATCAAATATAAGTCTTGGTATAAGAACTGTTCCTTGTGTTCCGTCTTCGTCACTGATATACTCTGTAATGTTTTTGTATTTATCCATTTTAAAAGTTAAAATAAACAAGACAATAATTATCAGTTACTCCGCTTGCTCCAGCACTTAATGCTCGTCCAATTTTCTTTCCACCAGGTATTCTTGTGAATTTTCCAGATGGTACTATTCCACTTGTAAGTGATTGTACCAACTCTTCGTCCAATGCTTCAACCGCATTTCCTGCGATTACAGAACCTCCTGCTTGAACTAGATAAGCTCCTCTAGTTGCTATAGTTACAAGTGCTCCACTTGCTGCTGTGTTAATTGCTATTCCATTGATTGTCTCAACACCACAAGCTAATGCTGTCACTAAAACAACAGGTGTGTCTGTTACATCATAACTTGAAATAGATGAACCAACTGCACCAGCTACTGCTCCTGAACATGCTACATATTCTCCACCACTAATTACTTCCGCTGCTACTGCTGTAAAAGTTCTAGGCACTTCACCATCCCATAGAACTTGTGTTCCCATTGTGTTTGATACTGCCATTAGTATTTACCGACAAGGGTTAATCTACCACCAGATAAAGCCCCCATTCCTTCTTCTACAACGCTTGCTTCTTCAGCTTCCTCAGATTCAGATTCTTCTTTAGATTCAGGTTCTTCAGGTTTAGTTTCTGGCTCTTTTTCGTCTTGATCTGCCATTTCTTCAACTTGACATTTTATTAACTCTAATGTAGAATTTTCAACAGTTGAAATATCTAGAGCTTTAACTCCTTTCTTTTCACATAACTTTTTGTATTCAACTTCTAAAACTTTTCTTTTTTCCGCTTCATACTCAGCAATCTGTTTATTTGCTATAACTAACTCTTTCTTCAATAACTTAGCTTCAACATTTTCTTTTGGTTCTTCTTTTGGTTCTACCTGAGGTTCTACCTGAGGTTCTTCAGTTTTTTCCTCTTCTGTCATATTCTTGTCTCCCTCCTTTTTATGTTCTATTACATCGTTAGATGATTGTGAATATGCTTCTTTTAATGCTGTACTAAATGTTGCTCCTGAATCCGCTGGAACAGCAACTAAACTTAATTCTTTTATTATAATTCCTCTAACAATTAAATCTCCTTCTTTAGTTTCCTCCAACTCTTTGACCATGGCCCCAATACTAACAGAATTTAAATCTCCTCTTTGAATTAATGATCTCATTTTTTCATCACTTACTCTTGCTTTGAATTTAATATTTTTTTCCAATTCATCAAAATTAGAACTAATAACTTTACCCACTATTGAGTCTACCATATTATCATGATCTTTAAGCAAAGGAATACCTTTCATTCCAATTGCCGCTGGTCTTAATTCTTCCGCTATAAATTTATGACCATTAGAAGTAGTTATTTCATTTATTGCTATACCCGCTATACTAAATTCTTCATCTATTGTTGCACTTTCAGTAATAGGTACCGTGAATTTTTTTAACTCAATGTTTCGCATCATTTTATCACAGAATAATGTATTTACTTTTGTTTATATAATGTGATTTGGGTTGGATATACTAACCCATTCTTAAAATTATTTGAATTTCTTGATTCTTTGCACCAACTACAGTAATCTTTAGCTTTTCATCAACATAATAAGAAATCCATTCATTCACTAAATGCATATTTTTATTTATTCTTCTAGAACAAAGTGGAATATAAATATTTTCTATAAAATCAGTGCAATCTAACAAATTATAACCAATTTCTGAATCTATTATTATTCTTGTTTTAGATAATCTCTTACCAGATTTAGTTATTATTACCGCTTTTAGTTCACCTTTTAATTTACTGGTAGTAATTTTATTTATTCCGTCTTTAGTATTAATATTAATTTTCATCTAATTTTACATAAATTATTCTTTTTCTCCTTCTTATTGTGTCTTTATTTCCACCTACTTTGTTCAAATTACCTAATTTAGCCCCCATTTTTCCCGCTATTGTTCCTTTAAATTTATTTGTTATACCCCCAAATTGTTGTTGTGCTTTTGAATTTATTGTTGTATTTGATCCAGTGACATTACCTTCTTGATCATATTCTTTCCAAGGTCCTACTAAGGGTACTGATTCATTATCTATTGCATCATTTCCTAAATTTGAAGGAAAAGATAAATCTCCACAATGTCTTGCTATTGGAATAGTTTGCATTGTTCTTTTATTAAAATAACTCATCCTTCTAACATCTCCTTTTTATATTCTTTGGCCATTTTCATATTATGTTTATGGAAACATTCACCACATAACCATAAATTATGTGCTTTAATTAATAATACCCCTGGTTTAGGGGTTGATCCACATTTCTCACATTTCACATTTACTATTTGATTGTCTATTTTTGTCATTTTTCCTCCAGTCTATGAATAGGAATGGACTAAATTCAAAGTTCCAGCCAGGCATATCTTTAGCTATTCTCATGATTCTATCTATTTCTTGTCTAAATTCTTCTATTTCTTTTCTTAATTCTTTGTCTGTTTGTTTAGTTAATCTCATTTTAAAATTGTTTAATTAGATCTCATAGTTGGATGACTTATTTGCATTATTTCACCACAGGAATCCAAGTACATCTACAATTAGCATGTACAGGAATAACTCCAGCACTATCATTTAATGTATAAACACTACCATCTAAATCCACACAAATTGGACAAGTTCGTTCACTTAAACTAGCTAAAAATTGTACTTTTTCTATTTTATTATCTCTATAATGTTCAACTAATCCTTGATTTGCTAATCTGCTTGCTTCAGTTCTGGCAATCATATTTGGTCTATTTTGTGATGCTACACTCAACACTTTCTCACCATTTTCATTTATTCTTAGTCTATCTTTTAAATCCACATTATCTTTAATTCTTTTTTCTATTTGATTTATAGTCAGATTCTTTTTGAATCCACTTTTGAATATTTCTCTCAATTTTTCCACATCATTTGTAGAAAGTAAACCTAATTCTATATCTGATTCTGTTATAGCAAGCAGATTAGAAAACTCATCTAATTTTAATACTTTTAATATATTCAATATATAATCTGAATAAGTAAAACCTGATAACTCTTTTAATCTAGGATCTTCCACCCATTCATTGATAGTCATTTCACTTGATTGTTTTTCGGTAATTTGTTGACCACATCCACTTCCACTCATTTGATTTGCACTAGGTTTTGCTCCTGGAACTTCAGGTTGTTTAATCTTAGCCTCTTTCTTTGCCTCTGGACTATTTTTACCTTCATTTTTATCAATTGCTTTAGTCTTTGTATCAAACGCTTGTTTTTCTGCTTTCTCTTCTTCTTCTTTTTTATCATCTAATCCTACTTCTGGTTCTCTCAAAAATTGTTCATAATTTTCTATATTAAGTGCTTTGGCTATTTCTATTTCCGTCATACGTTTAAGGTTTTCCCCTGTTTGAATAGATCCACTAAGTAATGCGGTTAATTTGTTTATTCTTTCGTTTATTGATTCTTCACTTTGTATATTCCATTCAAATTCTACATGCTCTTGGAACTCTTTACTTCCTTGTCTTAATAACAATGGTTTGAATATCTTTTCTTCTATTACTTTTTCTATATCCTCTTGTAATGATTTTATTCTTTCATTTCTAAATGTACTTAATTGAACTTTAGCAATTCCTTCATTTAATTGACCTGATCCCATTAATACTTCAGGTACTTGGAATCCAGCAATTAATTGTAGTTTGTCATGTTGAAGGACTGTATCAAATCCTTTTCCTAAATCTCCAAAGTCTAAATATTTTATATCCACATTAGCATCTGTAGTCCATTCTGTTTGAGTATTCATATATTCCATATTGGATGCAATACCTTCTACCACAGATTTATTAGTTTGTTCGCCTGGTACACCCACTTTAATATGATAAGGTGCTCCAGCTTTTCTGCTTACTACAGCATGTGAATCTGTTTCATTTCCTAAAAAATTATTAATTGCTCTTAGATTAGGTTTGATTAAACCTAACCCGTACGCTTCCAGTGGAAAAGCGTTTATTTTTAAATGTGCTATTTTATTTGGTTCAAAATCATTTACTTCTTTTAAAATCTCAGCATTTATTCTATTCAATTTACCTTTATATTGATTATATTTCTTTACTTCGCCTTTTTTGTCTCTCTTTACATACATTTCTTTTGGATCTAATACTCTAACTTTGCTTTCTTCTAAATCTAATTCCATGAATCCGTTTCCTGTAATTAGACTAGATTTTATCCATTCTCTTAATGCTACCTGAAAATTTGTATCAATTATAAAAGAATCAATTATTGCTTGTACATTGCTTGATTTAGCTTTTGCTGAGAAATTACCTACAATAGCATCCACATGTTTATCAATAAAACCTGTTACATAACCAAATGTTTTATACAAATCTTCCGCTGTCTTAAAATTAAAAGGATGTTGTGTACCTAATGACTTAGGGAATCTTACTGGTATATCTGATACTTCCGCTTTGAAGGTTTCACTTGTTCTATGATCTTTGTGATATTTATCCTTTATATATTGAGGAATAAATATTTCACCCAGTTTCTTTTCTTTAGGCATAAAAGAATTAATTTCTTTTAATTTAAATAATGTGATTAAATAAGGATATACTAATAAATAAACTAATTACGCTTACTTCCAAAAATGAAATGAGAACTTTCTTGCTGAAATTCAAAGAACATTCTCATCATTAGAGCATCACCCAAATCAGGAGATCTACCTAGATTCTCCTTAATTTCTTCCTTGGGTATAATTAGTATCTTACCATCTTTGTCTATATCTTTTACTTTAATATGTTCTAAGTCTTCTATTAACATCTCTTTGATCTCAATATCATCCAATTGACAGGCTATTTGACCTTCATTTATTAAGTCTGCTAATTTAAAGAAACATTGAGTTTTGAGGTTACCAAAGTTATGTCTAGGAGGTAATGAATATGCACCACCCGGTGATTGATCCTTTTTTCTTTCTATTGCTCTCGAGTTATTAATAAATCCTTTTACTCCTTCTAATTGATCCACCACACCACCACCTACTCCATCTTCATCTATTATTATCTTACTTCTAGGAATGTGATGTAATTGGGCCAAACTATTAATTATTTTAGCATTTTCTTTAGTAGATTTCTTTTCAGTAAACTTAATTTGTTCAATATTGAATCCTTTCCATATAACAAATACTGATTTATCTGATCCAAAACGTGCAATATCACAAGAAATATACATTTGACCCTCTTGTCTAGCATTTGTGAATATATCATTAAGCTTATCATATTCAAATAATCTGCTTGGATCATCATCATAGTGCCAATTTCCATAAAGTAATCTTTCTTTAGAGTTTTTATCTAGTTTCTTTAGGTTTTCAGCATAATGAGGTGACATAAATGGATTATCTCCTACTAATGCGGGTATAAATTGTCTAAATAATGGTAATGTTCCTTCTGCCCAAGGTTTCCAGTATTCTCTATAAGCAAAGTTCTTTGCTGGATTACTTGCCATAAGCAATTTGGGTACTAAACCAAATTCTTCTAACTTGAATCTGATTCTACTCATTACTATATTCTTAGCTTTCTCTGTTATTTCACTAATTTCATCAATAAAAGCACCAGTATATTCAGTAGATCCTAAACTATCAAATTCTGGATCAGTTGGATAAAGATATAAATCTTTTAGATATACCGTAGATTCATTAGAAAAGGTAATATGCCCCTCCATAGCATTATATCTCCAATCTTTGTCCTTTTTTAGTCCCCATTCCCTGAGTATGCCCAGAAACGTCAGAAACGTACTCTCTTTGAGTGATTTTAGTCTGGCTCGACCCATTAACCACCTGGAACCAGGATATTCTAAACAACCCTTAATTAACCAGAAACAACCTAAATAACTCTTTCCACCACCAGCTAGGCTCCGCCTCCATAAAACAATTCAGTAGTAACTTTATCTTGTAAAATTTCAAAAGCTTCTAATTGTTTAGAAGACAACCGAGTTCTTATTGTCGGCATTTTCACCTCCTATAACCTTCTTGGTTATGCTTTATTTTATGACATTTAATACAGAGAGTAATACCATTGTCAATATTCCACAATTCATCACATTCTAATCCTTTATTCCAAGCAGGTATACTCCCAAATTCTGTTTTGATACTAAATCTCTTTCCCTTTTGAAATTCTGTTTTAGGATTTCTACGTTCTCCTTTTTTGAAACTATCAGAATTAGTTTGTCCTTTTTTTAATCCCATCGTCTTTTTCTATTATTAACTTAAATCCTTCACCTTTATGCTCTACTTTATTATCCACTTTATCTGAATAGTCTTTATGTTTAGCTAATATAAGCTTCATTGCATTAAATGTTGAAGAATTTTTAGCATCGCCAAACATTGCAAAATTATATAATCTACCTTCAACTAAGGAATTAATCTTATCTAGTTCTTCTTTTAATCCTTCCTTGAACAATTTATCTTTTTCTATCCATTGGTAATATACATTTCTAGAAATCTTTGCTTTTATACATGATAAAGATATATTTCCTATTGTAGAAACATATGCTTTAATAAATAATTCTTTTCTCTTTTTAGTTGAGTTTGTACTTTTATGTACTTTCTTCTTTATTTTCATTTTAACAAAAATTACTTTTTACTTTCTGCGTCTTTCTTATAAGATTTCTCAATTGCTAAATCACCATCTTCCATTATTCTATATACATTTCCATAACCAATATATTGATACTCTTTGCTGTCTATAGATATTCTCATTTTATGCTGTTTGGATAAATCTTTATCTCTTACTTTCTTGGTTTTGGTTAACTTAAAGTTCTTTAAATCTGAATACTTGGCCCAATCTGTCTTAGGTAAGATTATATCTTCTGTTCTTACCCTACCATGTAGTTTTAATGATTTCTTTGCTTGTGTTTGTATTGATTCATTAAATTCATCCAATGCTGGTTTGGCTGCAAAAGGTAATCCTTTCTTGTTGGCTAATTTCTCTTGTTTTAATGATTCTCTTTTAAACTTTCTTTCTGGATCATTTTCATACAATGATTTAAAGTCCTTTTTCTCTAATTCTGTTTGTGGTCTTATTATTCCCATTAGTTTACTCCGCTTGGTGTTTTTATAGTAACACCTTCATTTAATTGTTTTTGAAGATTTTTAATAACTTGTTTATGATTTGTTATTTCTTCTTCAATCATTCCAAATATTTTTTTATCTTCAGTATTTTTTTGATCTCTTAAATAGATTCTCCATTTATCATCAAAGTTTCTTAAATAATTTTGTTTATCTATTAAGGCTTTATTATATTCTAAATTTTCTTCTATTTTCTTTAAATCTTCAGTATTTCTTTTTAATCCACTTTTAGAAAGTTTTACTTCGTCTTCAGTTAATTCTCTTTTACTCATCTTTCTTTAGAAATATTGGTTCTAGTAATTTAATTTGCTCGTCTACTATATCCCTACAAAATTTATCTGGTTTAAAATCTGGAAACTTATCAAAGAATTCTATTTGTCTATGATTAAAACCTATACTTCGTTGTGTTATCTTTTCTCTTGGATTTACTTTTTTTCCCATTTTATTTATTTTCTAAAATATTAGTTGCTTTATTTATTTCTGATGCTACCAAATTAAGTTTATTTGTCCCTTTATTTATTAAATCTACATTGTTTGTATAAGCACCTTCTGAAATTAAATTCATAGCTTCAATATTATATATTTTCTATAAGGATGTTGTTGTATCCAATTCTTTTGTTTTTCCATGTTTAATTTAATTAATTATACTTTATAAATATTACTATTTAATGTATTCACTCAAGAGTTAATACAATTTTAGCAGAATTATCCCAAGTCCAATTCTTAGCATTTTCTAATGCTTTTTGACCTCTTAATTTCATTTCTTCTTGATGTGCATAAGCATATCTCATTTTCTTTTTTAAATCTTCAATCTTAACATTCGCCCAACTAATTCCCTCATACATTACTTCATGTTCTACTTCTACTAAATCATAATCTACAAAGAAATCTACATCTTCTTTCATATAATCTATTTGACCACCAAAGTTTGTTTGAATAGTTGGAATTCCACAAGCATGTGCTTCTAGGCCTGGCAAATTAAATGCATCAGCTCTTGTTGGACTAACAAATACATCCCCTTGATTATATAAATCTACCAATTTATTATAAGGCATATTATCCGCATTTATCTTTACAGTTGGACTATTTGGTTTAATATATTTTTTAATTAAATCATCTATTGGACCTATTCCATAGGCAGGATTAAGTTTAATTAATAACTCTACTTTATCCAGATTAGTAAATTCTTCTAAATATGCTTGTATAAGATATTGAATACCTCCTCTATCTTCTATATTTCTAAATCCTTTATTTGCTACAAAAGTAAATACTTCATTATTTTTTTCTTGACTATAAAATTTGGTTAAATCCACCCCATGAGGAATTATCTTTATTTTATTATGTAATATTCCATCCATATAGTCTTCTGTTGTGGCACTTTCTCTAATTGTTTGACAAATTGCTTCTTTAGTATGCATTGATGGAACTAAAATATATTCTATATCTGGATTCAAAAAATCTTCAATAAAAGACTTAGGTACTTTGTTTCCTTCCCATACACAATATGCCCAATTTCTTCCTACTCCTGTAAATAACTTCCATTGATGTGGTAAAGTTATTATTAAGTTTATTTCTCCTTTTACAGGTTGTTGTTTAATCATTAATAATTCATTATCATTTACTTGTGTTTCCCAACCTTGAGGCAAACCTGTGCTTACTCTTACTTCTGTTTGTTTGAATAAAGCATTTGCTAGGTTTCGTACATGTGAACAATAACCACTACTCCCTAGCAAATCACCTATAACATTTATCATTTAATTCCTTTTTTCCCACCAGTCATTTTACCAGTTCCTTTTCCACCAGCTCTTCCTTGACCTGCTCCTCTTCCATCTCTTGGACCAGTTGAACCACTTCTTGGACCTGTTTTATTTTTATTTGGCATTTTTATTTTCCTGTTCTTTTACCCATTCCCAAGTCATCTTTAAACCCTCTCTTAAATCTATTTCAGGTTTATATCCTACTTGTGTTTCCGCAAATGAATTATCAAAACATTCAAATTGACCTTCTTCCCCTGGTCTATAATCTGTAAATTTAATTGGAACATTTATTCCTGTTACTTCTCTACACATCTTTGCAATATCTATCATATTCCATTCTTTACCTCTACTTACTTGAAATGTTTCACCAACTACTTTATCATCTGGTGCCTCAATTACTTTAATCCAAGCACTTATGGTATCTGAACCAAAACAAGGATCTCTAGTCTGTTTTCCACCTTCTATAATTAAAGGTTTTCCTTCTAATAAATTCTTTAACCAGATATAAATAAAGATTTGTTTTCTCATCTTAGGACCATATACTATACCATTTCTCATTACCGCTGTTGGTATTCCATAAGATCTTCTATATGCATGTGCTAATAATTCTTGACTTGCTTTGCATGCCGAATAAGGATTGTGTGGAACTACTGGATGTTTTTCATCTATTGGTTTATACAAAGGTCTTCCAATTACATTTCCTGTACTTGCTAAAACAAACTTCTTTAAGGGTTTATTTCTACAAGCTTCTAGTAAATTTATTGTTCCCATTGTTTCTTCCCATCCTGTCCATCTTGGAGAAGTAAATCCCATAGGCACATCTGCTTGTGCTGCCATATGAATCACTACATCAATCCCATCTATATCTTCTGGTTTCATATCATGA